TCATTTAGACCATCTCTATCCTTAGTTTGATCTGCAAACTGTTGAGGGGTCTCAGGAAATCCTATACCTTTTAACCAATTATGCATTGCCATGTAGTTTTGCATATTTTCATCAACAAGAAATCTGATGACTAAATCACCATAAGTTAATTTTTCACCAGGTACATCTATATCTTTTAGATATGATGGTTGAGTAGCAGTTCCAAGTGATAACTCAGGTATTCTAGCAGAGTTTGAGAAAAAAGAAACCTTTGGATATTTTGCCAAAGTAAACTTAAAACCAACAGGTGCTAGAAAGTTACGGTTTTGTATCTGGTTAGCAAATGGATTAGTCATTACTCACCTCCACCGCCTCCATTGCCACCACCGTTGCCTCCATTACCACCATTACCACCATTTGAACCATTGCCACCATTTCCATTTGATCCATTTTTACCATTACCATTTTTATTATCATCATCACTATCAGAACGATTATCAGGTGCTAAACGTCCACCAAAACCAACACGATATCCTGTTGGAATCTTTTTACATTTTTTGTCAGTGAAACAATAGTATTGACCCTTCGGACATTTCTTTGCTTCAACTATAAAATTTTTAAAGGTCTTCATTCTTCTAGAATTAATTTAAACCATTCTTCACTCATCCCACGAATTATATCATCGGCAGATGTTTGATCTTCAGCATAACCTTCACGAATCAAATGATCAGATACTTTTTTATAATTCTGATGAGCTTCATGAATTTCTCTTGGACTTGACTTCATCGGTAGTTTTAGTATTATACTTTATTTAGACAAAAAAAGAGGGGTAAGAACCCCTCAAGATTTTCTAGGATTTAAAAATTAGTCGTCTATATCAGATTCTTTACACTTTTTCTTGTGTATAGGATCATCTTTCCACTGAGATAAGATTGAGTTATCTTTCTCTGTGCCTATCTTTACATAGGAACATACGTCAGCAGCAGTGTTGTACCAATCAAGAACTCTCTCAACAATCAGAATGTCTTGCAACATACCTGCAGTTTTGTGAGTGATTTCATTGACCGATTTTTTACATAAGTGCTCAACCATGTAATTAGTTAAGTCAGTTGCTTTCTGATCAATTCCCTTTACATTGTCAAGGAGATGAAATACTGCAGTAAGACCAAGAATCATACTACCGTCAAGTCTTTTCCAACCTTTGAATTTAGATTGGGAATTTTGTCTTTTGTAGAATTGAATTGCCCTACCAGTGTATGTTAAACCATACTTACTGATCGCATCCTTTAATCCTCTGTATCCTTTTACAGAGTTTTCACCGTCATCTTCAGCACCAATTAGTTCAACGTGAACTTCTAGTTTTTTGAAGTTTTCATCAATACGCACAGCATATTTTTTACCTTGTGCAAGATCTGCACGAAGTAATGCAACACTCGACATATTGGTTCTTGTTGAGTTGAAGTCACTGAAATACTTTGCTTCTGCTTCTAAGCACTCCTCAAGTGTGAATTCACTTGGGTGTTCTTGAACTTGGCAAGGTAATTCAAACTCAGATGGATCCTCAACATAAGTTGCTGCTAATACGCAGGTATGTTGACCATCAACTACAACGTAGTCACCATCTGGTCTTAGGAATACAGAAAGAGGTTTAACCAAAGTTGGTCTAAACTCTTTTGCATTTTTTATGAAGTTTGTGTTTATTAATCTCTGATACTTCGAGTCTATCTTTAAATCTTCAAGTTTTATGAACTGAACTGGTATAAAACTTTTCCTAGAAAATCTTTTTCTTATGCCCGATATACCTCTTTGAACAAGTTTGTTCGCTAATTGTATAGCAGTTTGCAACGCAGAGCGCACCACATTTAGTGGATTTAGAAGAGTCATGGTTTTTTCTCCATTGTTTTAGTGTCCCTAACTTAAGCCGACGGATAAGTTGTGCGAGACTGTACCTTTATATAGTAGCATAAAAAAAGAGGATGTCAAGCATCCTCCTAAGTGTTTTGAAATTGTAATATTTAAATTACATTAAGTTGTTAACTTTAACTCTTCTGTAGTAGACATTTGAGTTACGCTCAAGCACACCAGGTGTGGTGAGTGTTGCTCCTTTAGCAAATGGGTTTGCAACGATTCCGTAACGAGTCTTGAATCCAATCTTTGGTTGGAAACTATCTGCTCCCACACTACGTACCATCTGTAGAGGAACGTATGGGCAGTAGAATATACCTGCGTCATAAGGTGAAGTACCTTTATAACCTGCAACATAGTACTGATTAGCAGAACTGTTTGCTGCATATGGGTCGATGTAGACTCTGAACTTACCTGCAAGAACACCAGCAAATGTATTACCTGTGTCATCAACGTTTAAGTTTGCATTTAACGCTGGAGTGTAATCAAGTACACCTGCCATTGTTAATGCAGAAG